TTCTCTATATCTAGCTTGACCTTCGCTATATCTAAACATATTCTCACTTCGCCACTTCTTAATCTTATCTTTATTCTCTTCTCTGTACACTTTTTTATATGATAAAATCTTTTCTCTATTCTCCTCGTGATATTCTTTTTTTCTTTCTAGAATTTTATCTCTATTATTCTCATATCTTTCTTTATCATATTCTTTTCGTTTCTCTTTAAATCCTGGAGATTCTTTATATTTCTTTTGAATATTTTTTACACATTCTTTACATTCATTACGATGTCCATCCAAAGTATTCTTCTTTTTATGAAATTCATCAATACTTTTAATCTTATTACATACTCTACATTTTTTATGCATAAAAAAGGGATTTTTATACTTATATATAAAAATCCCTTGGTCCTCTCAATATTTTTTTTATTTTCTATATATTTGAAAACAATCAAATCCAGATTAGTAATAGAAGTCTTCCCAATAATCTGCTACAAAGTTACAAGTAAGTTCGAAGATTTCTGTTGTGGTATCCCAGCTAAGTCCTTCGTCGAATCCTGTAATTTGTTTAAGCATGGCGTTATGATAGGTTACTCTACGGATAACTTTACCTTCTTTATCGTGTAAGTGAATAATAATATCACCAACAAGGTTTTTCTTATAATGAAGAGTACCAGTTTCATTATTCCAACCTAAATCGTACCAATCTTTAAGCATTTTAAAGCAAAAAATTTGATAATCGTCATTTTGATTAAGGTTAAACACGATAGAAAGATCGTCAACGTGAGTTTTTTCAGGCATCATAATGAATACTCTAGTTGAGTATTTGAATCTTTGTGTTTGAGATAGTAAATCTGGATAAGTTGGGAACTTAGCCGTTTTCGTATTCTCCATCAAAAGATGAGTTGCATTTGGATGAATCGTTTGAAGTACGGTGGGTAAAATAATCGTAACTTCATACAAATTCTTGTGAATAGGTTCCCATTTTTCTCTATGAGAGTCTACGGCTGTAAAGTGTGCTAATGGCATATTTTTTATATTATTTTTTTGTATATATAAATAATATTTCCTTTCCCTCTGAGAATTAAGAGGAAAAACTTTTTTTCTTAAAATTTAGCACATTTAATAAGGTTTTTTAGTAAAAAGATAAAAAACGGGGAAAAAATTTTTATATATACCGATTTTTAAAATGATTTTATATTTTTTGAAAGTTCTTGAACGAATTTCTTTCTTTTCTGGTGTTCTGGTGTTCTGAGACTATCTAATTTATATAATATTTTATTTAAAAATTCTTTACGTTGAATATCATCATAGATATTGAAATCATTAACATTTAAACTCATTTTTTCGGATTGATTATATTCATTATACCAAGATTCATATTTATCATTTAATCTTAGCCAATACTTCATCGGTACACTAGTTTCTATTCCTCTATTTCGAGCTGCTATTCTTTGTACTGCTGTTTCAGTTGAACATTTTAAGTATATCATAAGATGGGGTGGTTTGATATGTTCCAACATATTATCAAACAATGTCTTATAGGTGTTAAATTCCTCTTTTGTCATTTTGTCATCTTCATGAAGCATTTCTGCAAATATTTTATCGCCATATATGCTTCTATCTAGTATGCCTTCTGATAATTTGTTTATTTCTTTAATCATTCTAAATCTTTCGTTTAGAAAATGTATTTGTAATGCAAATGACCATCTAGTTTGATCGGTGTAAAATTTATCTAAAAGAACTGAAGTATCATCACTGGTAAGTTCTTCATAAAGTTTAAAATTAGTGAATTCTGATAGAAATTTTCCAAGAGTTGTTTTTCCGCATCCTACGGTACCTTCAACAACAATATTCATAAAAATAGGATTATTTTTTATCTTATATAAAAATATACTATATAAGTTTATCACAAAGAGGATATCTTACTTTTAATTTGGTTATAATATTTTCTAAAAAACTTATCTTTATAGTTAGACCATAGTGTTACACCACCTTTAACATCACTATATTCCTTTTTCTCTAAGTTAATAACATCATCTTCTGAAAGTCCTTTATTAATAAGGTATGTGAATTGATACAACATTGGGGTTTGTTCATCATCTTCATTCGGATAATATTTAAATTCCTTTTTTGATACTAAGTATGGCTTTCTTTCACCTTGTAAATCTAGCACATGTCCAACTTCATGAATCAACCATCCTATTTCTTTTTCGTTTTCTAATCTACTCTCATGAATTATTATGCCACCTTTTCTATCATTTTCTGTACCTCTTGGTTTTCCATCTGGCCAATCTTCTTCAGAAATAATGTAAACCGGTATATTACTTACGTTTTTGTTATATTTTTTAAAAAAATCTACTACGTAAGGAAAATCATTAATTTGATATTCCGACATTTTTTGTTCGTATGTTTTAATATATTTCATAATCTATATATAAAAAAAGGGAGAAAATATTTTCTCCTTTTTTTTATTTAACCAAATCTATTATCTGAATCCCATTGATTGGATATCACCTTTCTTCATAATTGTGATAATTATTTACAATGATACCCTTCATTTTAATTCAAAAAACTTCATATATTTTTATTTATATATAAGAATAAAAGATACATATGTTGCAAAATGATTTTATCAAAATAATAAAAGAAAAAAATGGTTCATCTGGTAAGATGTATTCAGAGAAATATGTTAAAAATAATTATCCTGAAATATTTAATGACATTATTGATTTTTGCAAAAATAAATTATTAGATTTGCCTTTCAAAGAAAAGGTGTATCATTACGTACATAATTTAGATAAGATTATTTATTGCTCTAATCCAAATTGTAATAATATAACAAAATTTAAAAATTCAACTTTAGGATATTCTAAATATTGTAGTACTTCTTGTATAAGTAATGATCCTAAAATAAAAAAAATAAAAGAAGATAAATCTTATAAAAAATACGGCACAAAAGCACCTGCAATGAATAGTAACATTAAAAATAAAATAATTAAAACAAATAATGAAAAATATGGCTCAAATAGTCCAATGCAAAATAATAAAATTAGAAAAAAATCTATTGAAACACTAATTAAAAACTATGGTGTTGACAATCCAAATAAATCAGAAAAAATAAAAGAAAAATCAACAAAAACCTTAATGCAAAATTATGGAGTAGATAATCCAAAAAAAAGCGAAAAAATTAATAATAAAATTAAAGAAACTATGTTATTGAGGTATGGCGTTGAACACGCTTTACAAAATGAAAAAATTAAACTGAAATCTAAAGAAAATCAATTATTAACATTAGCAAAAAAAATTAAAGATTATTATAAAGAATATGATATTCTAAGTATAGACAATAAGAATAAAAAATATACAATGAAATGTAATAATAATCACACATTTGATATCGATTACACTTTATTAAATTCTAGAAGAAGAACTAATACTATAATATGCACCGAATGTAATCCAATAAATAAAAGTATATCGGGATTGGAAATTGAAATGATACAATTCATCGAAAAAAATTATAATGGTTTAATAATTTTTAATGATAGAGATATTATAGGTAAGGAATTAGACATATATATACCAGATTTAAATTTAGCTTTTGAATTTAATGGATTATGGTGGCACAATGAAATTAATAAACCTGATAATTATCATTTAGAGAAAACAAATTTGTGTGTAGAAAAAAATATACAATTAATACATATATGGGAAGATGATTGGATATACAAAAAAGATATTATTAAATCTATGATTTTAAATAAATTAAATAAAACTCCTAATAAGATTTTTGCAAGAAAGTGTGAAATAAAAAAAATATTAGATAAAAAAATAATTAAAAATTTTTTAGAAAAAAATCATATTCAAGGTTATATAACAAGTAAAATAAATATAGGATTATTCTATAATGAAGAATTAATTAGCTTAATGACTTTTGGTAATAAAAGAATAGTTATGAATGATAAAAGTATGATAAACGAATGGGAATTAAGTAGATTTTGTAATAGATTAAATACAAATGTTGTTGGTGGAGCATCAAAATTATTTAAATATTTTATAAACAATTATGATCCAACTGAAGTTATTACATACGCTAATAGAAGTTACTCTTATGGAATTTTATACGAAAAATTAAATTTTAAATTTTCTCATATTACAAATCCAAACTACTATTATATTGTAGATAAAATAAAAAAACATCGTTTTACATACAGAAAAAATAAACTTATTAAAGATGGATTTGATCCTAGTAAAACAGAGCACGAAATAATGATAGAAAGAAAAATTTATAGAATATACGACTCTGGTCAATTAAAATTTATTTGGATAAATAAAAAAAAGGGAGAATGAAATTCTCCCTTTTTTTTATTTATCCAAATCTATTATCTGAATCCCATTGATTGGATATCACCTTTCTTCATAATTGTGATATTATTTACAATGATACCCATACCTTTGATAATCTCTACATATGTATCAAGAACGCCCATCTGTAAATCTATAACATAATCGGTGTTATTGGTTTCATCACAAACGTTCCAAAAATCGTAGAATGCATCGTTATCTAACATATCTTTACAGATTTTATCTGCACGATACTTGATTTCGGCTCTAATCTCTGGTGTATTAAATGACCATTGATATTTTAACAACATGTCATACAATCTATTTTCAAGTTCGATAAGAACTTCTCTTGAGTGTAGGAAGCTAAGTGAGCTGTATGGAAACACTTGTGCTGTTGCTTCGTCATTGATACAATAACCGTTATTGATTTTGTAAACAATTGGGTTAGCGTTCATTGCATGTAGATTTTCAAGATCAGTATTGGTGAAATCCATTTCAGT